AGCTTCAGGAGAAAAAATTTTGACGCCTCGAACATACAAAGAATAAAAACGTAACAATTGAGAAACTAAATAGGCTGGGGTCCAGTTGCAATAAACTGGAGTAGAAACTGAAATCAAAATAGAAGCTAAATCCATTAAAAAAGGTTCAAAATTTTCATCTTTAAAGCCTTTAGCACAAGCTTTAGACATTGCAAACATCTTAGAAATAATATTAAAAATATACGAAATTCCAAAAAAGTCTTGACCAAACTTAAGTTTCTTAAGAACGCACAACACTTCAGCTCTAGTTTTAGAGCCAAAACAATGAATAACTTTAGAATTAACAACACAAGAAAATTTAGACTTTTGCATCCACATAGTTTTATACACAGAATCGACACAATACAAATAATTACGATCACAATCAAAAAAATACAACACATCACAAGTACGGGATAAATTACGAAAAACAACACAAGAAAGATCCTCACCAATAAGTGAGGCTGCCATAATCGAGTCCAAGGTAGAAGTACGTAAGGGGGGGAGGGTTCTGTCTGTTTGAGCACCCACAACCGTCACCGTTTTTATTTTAGAAAACGGGCTGATCATGATAAGACACGTTAAGATTTTTAATGCCCTAGGCTGGGTTCTATATTCAAGGTTGATTCTATCACATAATGAACAGGCCCAACCCTCGAGCTTTAAGAGTTCTCAAAATCAAGGCCTAATTGTACGGCGCAAAAAGAAACACTCTAACGATAGGTAAATCAATGAAATGTAAACAAAATTCCACACATTAAACAAACTATAAACTTTAAATCAATGCAACTAGTTAAACCGGATAAATCTTACGATTATCCAACTGGTCCGTCCGGTTATATTTTTGCATAAGCCCTAGAAAGACATCAAAATAAAATAAAAACATAAAGAATAATATGGGCTAGAGTTACAAATAAAATCATTACCTTCGCGCAGCTAAATCCTTTGAACGATCGCCAATCGTCCATCCTTTATTAAATCTCAAACGAAATAGGTTTGCCACTATACAGAATCTTCAACAAAGACATGCAATCAACTGTATAGCCCTCTATCTGCGTTTATAATAAATAGGAAGCACAAAACCGAGTCTTATGCCCGGCAGATAAAAAGTCCTGCCATCTTATAGTATTAAAAGGTATGATAATAAAAACATCCCGTAATCATTAAAACACAAAATAAACATATATTCAAAGCGACACTTAAAATCAACACTTATTAAAATAAACAATTAAAATTTAAAGGGAAAGACGGGCCACGAGTGGTCCGGTTAGCGATAATTTCAATATTAACATGAATGTTAATATTGCAATTGCGCTAAACATTAGGCGTTTTATTATACGCGGGAAAAGATTTCCTTTTCACATATAATAAAACAACATTCGGCTTTGGTTCAAATAAATTTGAATCAAAACTATAGAAAATATAAAATAGTAAAATAA